CTGATGGTCCTGGACGTTGATCCGCGCAACGGTGGCGACGATTCATGGGCGCGTCTCACCGCTGCCTGCGGCGAGCCACCCGACACGCCTCAAGCTCTCACGGCCGGCGGGGGCGAGCATTTCGTCTTTCGCTACGATCCTGCGATCCGCAGCGCCAAGTTGGCCGATGGGGTCGATCTACTTGCCGACGGGCGCTATTTCGTCGCTTACCCGAGTCAGGTCAACGGGCGGCACTACGCCTGGGAGGCGTCGTCGGACCCGGCCGATGGGCTAGCCCCTGCGCCCCTGCCCGAGGCGTGGCGGCAGGCCATCTTGGGGCGCAGGAAGGCGCCTGCGGCGGCCAACGACAGCATCATCGTCGGCAATCGCAACGCGGGCTTGACTTCGCTCGCAGGGGCCATGCGGCGGCATGGGATGAGTGAGGCGGAAATCCTGGCGGCACTCATCGTTGCCAACGACAGCCGCTGCGAGATACCCCTGCCGTCGTCCGAGCTAGCCCAGATAGCCCGGTCGGTCGCTCGATATGAGCCCGAGTCTGACGTTGCCGCCTCAGTCGCTCTGGGCGCGCAGGCCGCTGAAATGCTGCTCGCGCCCGAGGCTGATGTCACCGAGCGCTTGCAACTTGTCTACGGCGATCAGCTAAGCGACGAATACGAGGCCCCCGACGAACTGGTCGAGGGGATGATGACTATCGGTTCGTCAGTCGTGGTGTACGGCGACAGCAACAGCGGCAAAACCTTCTGGGCACTCTCAGTGGCCACCGCAATCGCCACCGGCTCGCCATGCTACGGCCGGCAAACCGACCCAGGACTGGTCATCTACCTCGCAAGCGAGGCGCCCGCCAGCATCCGGTCTCGGATGCAAGCTATCAAGCGCTACCATAAGTGCGACCTCGCTAATCTCGCGATGGTCCCCGTACCACTTAACTTCCACGCCGGGAACCAGGACGCCACCGATGTCATCGCCCTGGTGCGAAGCGTCGAGCAAGCCCGCAATCAGCCCGTGCGCCTCATCATCGCCGACACCCTGGCCCGTATGAGCGCCGGGGCGAACGAGAACAGCGGCGAGGACATGGGGCCGATCATGGCTCGCTTCGAGTCTGTCGCCAAGGCAACCGGCGCCGCGATGATGATCATCCACCACAACGGGAAAGATACCGCCAAAGGCGCGCGCGGTTGGTCCGGTATCCGAGCCCATATCGACACCGAAATAGAAGTCGCCGAAAAAGATGGCATCCGATCAGCCAGCGTAACAAAACAACGCGAATTGCCAAGCAAGGGTGAAACCATTTACTTCAAGCTTGAAGTCATCAAAATGGGCACCACTAAATTTGGCAACGATGCGACCACTTGCGTGGCTATCCCAGACGAAGAACCGCAAGAATCAACGGCGCGAAAAGAAAACAAAGTCGATAACCATCGCAAAGCCTGGGAAAATGCGTGGATGCAATCAGGCAGCGAAATGCGTGAGGGCAAACCTTATCTCAGCCGCTCCGCACTGAAAGAAAAACTTGCCGCCGATGGCAACGCAGAGAGAACCATCCGCAACATGACCAACCCATCCTACACCGACAAACTCATCGGATGCCTGTTGCAGGCAACCATCATCAAAGGCGTTGAGCACGGTTGGGTTATGTGCAACGAAACACACGCAAGCGCACTTCTGATGATGCGGCGGGCTGTGGATAAGTAGTGGATAACTTTTTCATCAGGCAAAAAAAGTTGACCCTAAATGACCCTGGGGTCAAAAATAGGGTCAGGGTCAAAAAGCGGCAAAACATCACTGACCTTGACCCTGAAAGTTGACCCTGACCGTACCCCCTCTTGTATAGCAAGGGGTAGGGTCAAGGGTCAACAGGGTCAAGTCGTGATGCAGGGGTCACGGGGTCAAAGTTATCCACAGAAGGCAGACGGCATGACAACCGATCAGGCAACCAACGAGTGCAAGCGCTATCAGGGCAACCGGCCATCGTCGGAAGACGGGTGGGACCATATCGACACCGTCGAAGCGGATGGGTCACAATGGCTCATATTTAGCAAAGGTCAACGAAACCCGGATTGGGTGTTTTACAAAATCGTCGCCAACGGCAAAGTCACCCAAAAAGCTAATTACTGGGTGACGCGAAACATCCTAACCGGCCAGCTTGCCTTCAACCGCGATATCGCTGTCATGCGCGAACACCGGCCAGAGCTTCATCAGAAAATCGAAGTCGCAATCAATATCAGAGAATCAAAATGACCAAACCTAAACAGGAAACCCTGCCGGCAAAACACCCAAGAGAAAACCCAAACAAGGATTTAATCATCCAGGCAGTCCTTGACGGCATGGCCCTCAACGGCATGAGCGCATTCAAAGCCTGCCAAGCAGCCGGCGTTCCACATAGCACTTTCCTGCGATGGGTTGATTTAGACCCCGATCTTGCTGACAGGTATGCGCGCGCGCGCGACGATCTGATCGAGCGCATGGCCAATGAAGTGCTTGATATCAGCGATGAGGACGTCGGATACACCGACGACGGGAAAAAAGACTGGGCGGCAGTTCAGAAACATAAGCTCAGGGTCGATACCCGCCGCTGGCTACTGTCAAAGCTTGCGCCGAAGAAGTACGGTGACAAAACCACCACTGAACTGACCGGCGCCAACGGCGGGCCGGTGGCGGTCGCTGCAATCGATATGCGCGCGCTGAACGACCAGGAGCTAGAGCAGTTGCAACTGCTGATGAGCAAGGCGAAGGGCGCGGGGGGCTGATGCATGGCGCGCCTGGGCCGGCAGCATGGCGCTCCTAGGCCCGCCTAGCGCCCCGACGCGCGCCGGGCTACGCTACCACCCACGCCCGACCGCCGACGCGCTGTAGGCCCGCTACGCAAGCCGCAGGACCATCAGGAGACGCCATGCGCCCCGTCATGCCACGCTGGACCCTGCGCGACATCCTCTGGCCCTGGGGGCGCATCAGGCGACTGCGGGCGGCGCTTGCCCAGGCGATTGCCGACAACGAGTGCCTGCATGCTCGGTGCGACAGGCTGCACGCTCGGTGCGACAGGCTGCGGGCGAGGCTTAAGCGGTCCCTGAAACCGTGAAGAGGTTGGAATGATGACCGACACCGAATACCCCGACGAAGTCCACTTCATTCCCGCTGACGACCTGCGCGAGCACGCCTTCGCGGGCGACTGCTGGTGCCGCCCCGACTGCCGGCACGAACGAAGCCGCGACGGCATCCTGTTCCACTGGCTGCACCGGCCCGCCGACGGCCGGGATCGGTACGCTGGTGGCGAGGTGGTGTACCAGTGAGTGCGGCTCTCTCCCCATCGGTGATGCTGGACCTGATCGCCAAGGAAAAGGCCCGGCGCCGCGCTTCAGCATCGCTCTACGAGTTCGTCAAGCAGTCCTGGCACGTTGTCGAGCCCGGCGTGCCGTTCGTGCCCTCGTGGCACATCGAGACGATCTGCGAGCACCTGGAAGCCATTACCGCAGGCGACATCCGCAAGCTGCTCATCAACATCCCGCCACGGCACAGCAAGTCCACTATCGTCAGCGTCATGTGGCCGATGTGGGAGTGGTTGGCGCGGCCGGAGGAAAAATACCTTTGCGCGAGCTACTCCGGCACGCTCTCGATCCGCGACAACCTGAAGGCGCGCCGCCTCATTCAGTCGCCGTGGTATCAGGAGCGCTGGGGGCATATGTTCGCGCTCGCCGGGGATCAAAACGCCAAGCAGCGCTTTGAAAACGACAAGACCGGCTACCGCATCGCAACCTCGGTCGGCGGCACCGCCACTGGCGAGGGCGGCTCGCGCTTGGTGCTGGACGACCCGCACTCCGCGCAGGAAGCCCAGTCCGACACCATGCGCGAGAGCGCGCTTGAATGGTTCGATGTCGTGTGGAGCACCCGGCTCAACGACCCGAAGCGCGATGCCATGGTCACGATCATGCAGCGGCTGCACGACCGCGACGTCTCGGGCCACATCCTGCACGACATCGGCGGCTGGGAACACCTGTGCATCCCGGCTGAGTGGGATGGCGTCTCCCGCAAGACTTCGCTTGGCCCCTACGACCCGCGAAAGACCAGGGGCGAACTCATCTGCCCCGAGCGCTTTGGCGAAAAGGAAATCACTGAACTCAAGCAGTTGCTCGGCACCTACGGCACCAGCGGCCAACTCCAGCAAGACCCGACCCCCGCCGAGGGCGGCATCCTGAAGGCCAAGTTCTTCCAACTCTGGCCCGCCAAGCAGCCGTTGCCGCCTTTCGAGTTCATCCTGCAATCCTACGACTGCGCGTTCTCCGAGAAAACGACCGGCGACCCGACGGCCTGCACCGTTTGGGCGGTCTTCACCCACCAGGGCCAGCGCAACGGCATGCTCATCGACGCATGGGACGAGCACCTGTCCTATCCCGACCTTCGCGCCCGCGCGATCAAGGACTGGTCAACCGAATACGGCACGCCCAGCCCGCAGGATGGGATGCGCCGCGCCCGGCGCCCGGACCGCATACTGGTCGAGGCGAAAGCCTCCGGCCTGTCGCTGCTGCAAGACCTTCGGCTCGCCCGCGTGCCTGCTGTCCCATATAACCCCGGCAACGCGGACAAGATCAGCCGCGCGCATCAGACTGCGCCAACGCTTGAATTGGGCTTGCTCTGGATTCCGGAGAGCGGCAAAAACCCAGGCCAGCCGGTTAGCTGGGCGTCGGCATTCCTCAAGCAAGTCGGGAAATTCCCGGTCGCCGAGCACGATGACTATGTGGACACCTTGACGCAGGCTGTGATATACCTGCGAAAGGACGGGTGGATTGAACTGCCACGCGCCCGCGAGCGTGACGACGACCCGCGCGAGTGGCGGCGCGAAAGGGCGAACCCCTACGCAGCGTAGGATGGGACAAACCATGCCACCCAAACCCATCTGGGACAAGCCGCGCCCCAAATCTGCCGGCAAGCCTGAGCCGCTTGGCAAGAAAGGCAAGGCTAGCGCCAAGGCGACGGCTGCTGCTGCCGGCCGGCCATATCCAAACCTCGTTGACAACATGCGCGCGGCGAGGAAGAAGTGATGGCCAAGACTCCCGCATGGCAGCGCAAGGAAGGCCAGAGCCCCGGCGGCGGGCTCAACGCCAAGGGGCGCGCCTCTGCGAAGGCGCAGGGCATGAATCTCAAGCCGCCGGTCAAGGCTGGCGACAATCCGCGCCGTGCATCATTCCTCGCTCGCATGGGCTCGATGCCTGGGCCTGAGTACAAGGTCGAGCCGACGCGACTGCTCAAGTCGTTGCAGGCGTGGGGCGCATCCAGCAAGGCTGATGCCAAGGCCAAGGCGAAAGCGATCAGCGCGCGCAACAAGAAATAGGTGACATCATGGCTGAGCCGACCGGCGTTATCCGCCCGCAACCCCGAAACGCCGCGCTCGGCGCCATCGCAGACGCACTAGCCCGCGCGCACACCGCAGCGTCCCGCGTTCAGTTCAGCCCGCAGATTGCGCCGCAGTTCACGCTCGCTGACTTGCTGCCGCTGGAGGGCGCCGCTGGGCTGATGCAGGACGTTGCAGCCTATGGCCCGCGTGCGATCAACAGGGGTGGCCCGACGCTTCAGACGTTCAGGCTCGACCCCAGGGCGCTGGACGTAGCGGAGGCTGCGACATACGCCTCGCCACTCACCCGGCTGGCGCGGCCAGTGGGTCGGATGGCTGCGCAGCAGATCGAGCGTGCGATGACCGAGGGACGCGGGCCGCTGGGGGCAGCGCTGGGGCCTGTGCGGCCGCTGCCGCTGGATGTGTACCACGGCACGCCGCATCGCTTTCCTGCCGAGGAAGGCGCGCCGTTTGGGCGGTTCAATGCTGAGAAGATCGGGACCGGGGAGGGTGCGCAGGC